CTTTGATAAAGCCTAGACTTGCTACTGTGGTATCTAAATTAACTGTTGAACTTACATTGCCTACACCATAAAATATATTGCCTGTATTCAGTGCTGGTGTTGCGTTAGTTCTACCCGATCCCATAGCTAATATAGTTGCGTTTGTTGTTGGTGCTATTCTTTCTATTTTACCTAAGTTTTGTATAAAGTTACTTTCACCACTTGGTGCTACATTAGTAAGTTTACCTGCTTCTGCGGCTGATACATAAAGAACATCACCTAGACTAAATGTAATACCTGTTTCAGCAAAATCAGCTACATCACAACCTGGTATCTGTCCTGTAATAGCAATTTTACCTGTAGCATCTTGAGCAATATCAGCTTGAGCAAAACCAAATGCTGGCATTGTTGTTGATGAGTTTGCACGAGCTAGTTGCACTTCTGGTGTGTTACCACTGATACCTGAAATATAAACTGCTTCACCTTTGGTAATATCAGTGCCTATTGCTTTAGCATCAAATACTGTAGCACCATTCATTAGTCCAACATGTTCTGTTGCTGTAACTACGCCTGTGATATCAATATCACCAGTGCCTGTGATGTCATTGGTATTGAGATCTAAATCACCACCTAGTTGTGGAGTAGTATCTTCAACTACATTATTCAATCCACCTACACTTGGATCAATGAAATCATAATCTGTGCCTGTCCAACTTAATAGTTGACCTGTGGTTGCTGTTGATGTGTTTAGGTGTGTGTCAACATCTGCATCAGTATAACCATCTGTTATACCATACCCACTGAGTGTAGTTGGTGTTGCTGTAATTGCACTAAATGCTAAACTTGTAGTATGAGATAAGTCTGATATTTGACTTTCTGTTATGGATAATGCCGCTTGATGTTGTGTAACACTACTTTCAGTAATGTTTGCGTTAGGAACATTTGCCCAAGTTACTGCTGTTGACAAGTCATTTGTTTCTGTAAATGATTGTAGTGCTGTATCAGCCAATGCTCCTTGAGCACTTGTAGCCGCATCAGTAATACCATAACCACTTAGTGTGGTTGGTGTTGATGTTATGCTAGAAAACGGCAGTGATGTAGTATGACTTAGATCACTAATCTGTGATTCTGTAATACTAATATTACCTTGATGTTGTGTAACACTAGATGAACTTATATAAGCATCTGGCACTGTTGCCCATGTTACTGCTGATGTTAAATCATTTGTTTCTGTGTATGAAGTTAAGTAGCCCTCTGTTGAGTGGTCTCCCCAACCATATGCTGTGTTCCATTGACCAATTTTAGTTGATGTTACATCTGCACCATTGACAGTAATGTTTCTATCAAATGCCCATACATTACCTGTTGAGTTGTATGTTAGTGTAGCATCAGCACCGTCTATTGTTAGACCAGCACCATTGGCCGCTGTTGCGTCTGCGGCATCTTTTGCCAAAGTAATATTTTTATCTTCAATATCAAGTGTTGTTGTATTGAGTGTTGTGGTTGTTCCATTAACTGTTAAATTACCTGTGATTGTAACATCATCCGGCAACCCCACTGTAATGGTGTCTGTGGCTGACACTAGGACGTCTATTTCGTTAGCAGTTCCACTAAGGGTCATAGTGTCACCATCATTAATAGTTTGCGTTGTAGTGCCGTCTGTAATGGTGTATGATGTTGCTGTTGTTGGCAGTGTTCCTGAATCAATAGTTGAAGCATCTGACAGTGTTAAAACTAAATTTCCTGATACAACATCTGCATCTACTACTGAAACACCATCTGCACCTGTGCCATCTTCACCATCTACTCCATCTACTCCATCTGCACCTGCTGGTCCTGTTGCACCTGTTGGCCCTGTGGGTCCTGCTGGTCCTTGTGGACCTTCAATAGTAATTGAATCATATGAAACTGTAACTGGATAAGTGTTTGTGGTTACGTCAACTGCATATGAACTTTCATTAACTGTGACATCACTACCGATTTCTGTTATTGTAACTGTATAAGCCATAGTAGTCCCCTTATGATAATGTTAGTGCAGTGTATCCTGCATCTGATATTGGGTCTCCTACTACAACCTCAGGACTCCATGATTGTATGAACGCAAATCTATGTAAATTAGTCTGTGCTGGTGTTGAGTCATCACTCCAAGTAACAGAATATACTACCACAGGAACATTTGTTCTTGCGTCTGGTATAATTGGTCCTGTATACATGTTTGCCGGAACAAAAACTTGCACAGTTCCTTCACTTGCTGAAACCACTGTAGGTTCGTTTGCGCCTGTGATGTCTACTTTGGCAAAACTGCCAATAACTTTTGAATTTGTAAAATTAGGTTCGCCAGTTCTTCTATTGAACTGCACTGTGTCAACTACCAGTGTTTGATAGTCTGCTTCAAATGTCCATCCTGTGATGTCTTGATTGAAGTCATAGATTAAGGTTTTTTGGCTTGATGGAAAAAGTGTTTCTACTTTGACCTGATCAGCCCCACCTAGATATTGTGAGAAATTTAATAAATTTGCCATGGTTCTCTCCTGAAGGAAATGTTACTGTTACTGAGGCAACAGTAGTTAATATACAGTATTTATACTGTTAAATTTGTGGTATATATACTGGGTTTAGTCTTTAGTTTCTAATTGTTCTGTTTCTGTATTGACCTGCCATTGGTCTAGTTCACTGTCTAGTATTACCTGTTCTGTGTCAATATACGGATCAGTTCTCTGACTAGATCCCGTGCTAGGCATTTTAACTAGTATCTGTCCAGTTGTTGCGTCATAATAATATATCATCTAATACTCCTATTAATCGTTTGGCATTGTTACACTACTAAACAGTGTATAATCAAACAGTGCTACCTCAGCTTGGATGCCTATACTTGTGCTATATGTTCCTGTAGGATAAGCATGAAAGACAGAAACACCTAAACTTACTGTATCACCACTTGCGGCATAAAATATACCTTCAACCACGTGATCTTCAAATTTTGAACTCGTGCCGCCTGTGCCAGTTAAATCAACTCCTTGGTTTACAAATGTTTTATTACATTTAATCTGTGTTACTTTGAATTCTAGTGGATCAGATCCACTGGTTCCACCCCAATTTGCATTATATCTTACCTTATAATATCCTGAATATGGTGCTGTAAAACTTGTAAAATCATAATCATTATAGCTACCAGAAGTGCTGTAAGCATTATTTACTGTAAAGAAATTTGTCTGAAAAGCAAATACTACAGGCGCACCGCCATTATCTTTGAAATACTCTTGTGGGATTCTAGGGTCACTGCCTACATCAGTATTGAATACATCAAATATTTTATCATACACACTGCCACTAGTGCTATCACTATCAGTCATTAATCCATCTAACAATACCAACAATGATGATAATCCAGCACCAGTTAATAAACTACCAGTGGTTGCATCTTGTAATTCAGTGCTGTCTGTTACTACGTCTGTTACTTGTATTGGTGCATAAGCGGCTGTTGATACAGAACTAAATGCTCCTGTAGACTGATCGTTGATAGCTCTAACTTTACAGTAAATAGTTCCAGGTGATATTTGATCTAATTCAAAATCTACTGCTGTTGATGGTGCATATGTTCCTAAATCAAATGGTCTTGTTGTTCCTGCAAGATTATAATTTGTGCCATCACTTGATATCCAAAACTCCACACCTTCAACGATACCTGTGGAGGTTGTCGTTGCAAACAATGCTCTTGGTCTTTGATCTCTTTCAAATAATGTAATAGTTGGAGTAGAAGGTGTTCCTAGCCCGCCCTTGGTTACAATACCATTAGTGTTTGATACTGATAATCTGTCTAGGTCATTTATATACACATCTGCATCATATTCTAATGCTGTAATTTCTATAGATATACCACCGTCATCATCATCAAATTCACTCAAGGTCATTATTCTAAACAATTTGTTTGTCCAGCCTAGATGACTGTTAGTAATATCAATGATGTCTCCTGCATTCAAATCAATTGCTGAGTAATCTGTTTTGAATGATATCATTAGATCTACTCTTGACTGTTTTAGTTCTCTAAGTCCAAGGTGTTGGGCTTGCACAGGATCGTTACATAGATCTAAATTAATGTCTAAAACATTATCTTCTTCATTTTGTTGTCTGTCTGCACTGTCAATATCAATTTTAATAAAGTCAACTTCATCATTGATTTCACCCAATGGATAATTTACTTTAACACCATTATACATTTCAGTTATACCAGTGCCTGATATTGATACAGATCCTATAAGATTACTGTCATCAAAACTTTTAGTTGAGGTCCCTGCTTGATTAATGACAACACTCCATTTACCTTGATGAACATCATATGTTAACCAACAACCTGAATTGTTAGCCAATCTTTCCATGTTCTGAAACACTGGTGCTGTTGGATCAATGACTCCATTGATACTAAACTGTGTAGGTAATATTGATAAGCCCATTAATACATTCCTCTGGTTCGTTCAGTTACATGTGCTACTTCAGGCACATTTTTTAGTATAGCTTGTATATCACCCATTGGTTGTGGATTTCCTGTTCCCCAATCTACTACTACAGTAAATTCGTGGTCAATACGTTCTGGTGGTCTTCTTATTGATCCCCAATTGCCATCAGCAGTATCTATTCTTACAGGATAACTTGTTGATGTGCTTACTCCTGAATCATATATTTTTTGATATGCACCGCCACCTAAACTACCACCAACACCTCCGTCAGTTAATGCTAATACTTCTGTGTATGTTTTGAATCCATCTGCTACTAATATTTTATTAGTATAACCTACAAGATTTGACCAAGTTCCTAATATGATATCTAAATTAGTTTGATACGCTAGAGCAATGCCACTAGCATAATGCTCTAAAGTAAAATGATAATACTTAAAACTTGCTCCTTTGGCTCCTGTAGGCTCCTCAAGCATGCCTGGTATATATTCTGCATGTAGTAATATTGATTTGCTTTCACTGATACCATCATATTCTACTGTTACTGGTATTGAAGTTACTGAGGACCAATCTCCACTGGAAATATTACCTTGGATGTTAATTACAGCATCTTGACCATCTTGTGTAACAGTATTAGAAGTAATAGTTGCAGAGCTGCCTGAGGATAGTGTGCCAACAGTAGCAGTAACATTTGCAGTATTGATAGTGGTTAAATTAAATCCCTCAACAACAAAGTCTACATCAAAACTATTAGCAAAGTTAGTCATGCCTGATGTATCATAACTAAATCCACCAGCTAATGGCCAAATAACATCAACATATGATGTAACGGTATCGCCACCTGTTCCTGGATAAGTTAGAGTAACATCAATAGTGTTATTGGTTACATAACTAGAAGGATAAGTTACTGTTGGTTGTGCGTAGTCTGGAAAATATATTGATAATGCTGGGCCTGTAACTCTATACACACCTGTGCTAGGCACACTGCTAGAAAAATCACTTGTTGGCAATGTATCCCAGGTCACTGTTGCTGATGTTGTTGCACCTACATCAACATCATATGTTGTTGCATAGCTAACACTGGATGTTGAATTAACTGTTATACCAACTGGTAATTCAAATGTCTGCACTGTAGAACTTAATGCTACATATTTGTTTACAGCATTTATTGATACTGATTGAGGTCTATCATCATCATATGTGATAGCGTTCTGAGCAAACTCATTCAAATCTTCCATACTATTCATCTAAAATCTCCGTTGCGGCAATGCCTGCTCCATAAGTTGTTGATTTCATATAATCACTAAGACAGTCACCTGGTAATGTCATTGAATTAGTGACATGAAACCTAATAGTGCCTAGTCCTGAAACATTTTTTTCACGACTATAATTTACTTCTACAATAGCAAACACTAGATCATTCATCATGTGTGCTGTAGTCCAACTTGGCATAACATCATATGCATCACTAACACTACCTGAATAACCTTGTGGAACTACTCCTTGTTCACTGTCACCATTATAACAATAAACTTTAACTAATCCATCAATAGAGTAGTCTCTGTTACCATCTCTATCTATTGAGTAAGATGAAGTTATACCATCACTGTCAAATATTATTTTTTGGTCATTCCAATATATGTCTTCAAATGTAAATGAACTTGCTGAGTCATCACTGAGTTTAGTTCCTGTCATTTCGCATATAGCTAGACAGTAGTGCATAGTTTGACTTGAGTTTGACATTTCAGCATCAATGATAGTGCCACCTAACTGTGCAGTTCCGTATACTATGGGCACTCTATTTTTTTGATTAGCTTCAACTTGTTCTCTAACACCTTTATCAACATATGGTAATGTAGGTAGTCCTGTGCCACTCTGTTGTGATGACCCTGGACTAGCTGTTGAACTGTCATTACTTTTTGTTACGTTTGATAGTTTGTTAAGTGCGTATCCACTAGCAATAGTTTTTAGTAGCGTGCTACCAACACTGTCACCTTGAATAAAACTAAATGCACTTTTGCCTAAGTCAACAATAGTATTTAAGAAACTCATCCAGTGCCTCCAAAATTAAAGTTAGCATTGGTCAAGTTTGGCACTCTATCCATAGCAAGGTCACCTGCATATAATGCTTTTTGCACCTTTGGATTAGTTTCTCTGCCATTTGTTTTTCTGTTTAACAGTCCAACAATAGTTGAACAAGTTAACACCACAATGATTGAGCTTTGTTTTGAGAGAGGGTCAACCTCATCGCTGATTGAAAAGTTATCAACCACACCATAAAATCTACCCGATGGATTACCTGTTATTGATAATAACTGCCCTGTGGTAGGATCAAATATACCTCTTTTAACACTTATCTTACTGCCTTTGATCTCACTGTCAAATACTGTAGATATGTTTGCTGATGGTATGCCTGATATTCCTATACTGATTTGTTGTGGAGTTATTCTCAAATCACTTTGTGTGTCAGTAACTGACATTAACTGTCCAAGACCAGTATAGTTTGTTGATTCTAATACAAGGTCTTGATGATAATCACTAAATGTAATGACCTCTTCTAGTCCATCGCTGTCATAGGTGTCAATCCTAACAAATAATGCTGTTGCCAGCGTAGCGTATGTTGATAGATCCAATGCCATTATGTCAAGTCCTCAACAAATATAAATTCACCTTCCCAACTAACCTGATCTCTAGCAAACAGAGTCCAATTTGGAAACTGTGTGCATATCACTGACCAAGTGCAGGCACTGGCGACTTGTATTGGGTCACTAACACCAGCAGGATCAATTATTGGTCTATGTAAAGTTACCGTAGATTCATCGTGAGCAACATCTGCAGACACTGTATAGCAACTTTTGCTATCTAATTGTATAATATCACCACTACGGAAGATATATTGTCCTGAGGTTAGTCCAGTATGACCACCTGTTAGTGTAATTGTGTTGCCTGTTGTCCATGTTGCTGTTATACCTGATGTTGATGATAAATCACCTTGGTATTGAATTAGCCAATCATGTCCTGAATTTGTAAATCCAATAGTTCCTACAGTTACTCTATCCAATGCTTCTATTTCACTGATATACTGTCTATAGTCTGTCCATCTTGGACCGTCTGGTAGTCTAACAGTAAATCTCCAGGGTTGACCTGTTCTTGCTACTGTTCTTACTGTTCCGTCTCTAGCTGTTGATTGAGCAACAGTTTTTAATCTGTCCATTGATATTGATTCTGCGTTGTCTATTACCCATTGAAATGCTGTTGTCATAATCTGTTTACCTTCTTCCCATAGGCGTGCCACGACGCCCTTGTTCACTAACCGCATACATAAACTGCGGATCTCTTGCTACCATTTGTTTGAAACTAAGTGCATCTACTGCGTTGATGTTATAGTTTATCTGTGTAGAACCTCCTACACCCATTGGAGTAATTGTAGCAGGGCCACTTATAAATTCAGGACCTCTTTCGCCAACTATACCTATCTTACCTGCTGGCAGTGTTCCTCCATCAGCAAAGAAGCCACCAAATATACTACCAATGCCTTTGCCAATTGATTTAACTACATTACCAATGCCACCTATTATGCCACCACCACTTGGTGTTGTTGATGGATTGAAGTCTGGTGTTCTACCATTGCCTAATATTGCTCCACCTATACTAGATAAAATGCCACCAAGCCCACTACTACTGCCTCCGCCACCACTTCTACCTTGACCTGTAATTGCACCTAAGGTTTGACTAAACGCATTACCACCTCCGCCACCTGCTCCTACTGGAACTACATACATAGGATTGTTAGCACTACCGTTAGGTGCGTTGCCACCAAATAGTTTACCTAGTCCAACACCTTTGAATATAGTAGCCATTAGTGATTGTATGTTTGATCTCAATAGTTCTTCTAACATTGAATTAACAAAGTCACGCCATTGGAACTTACCAGTTTTAACAAAGTTTACAATGATATCTTCCATACCGCCAACAGCTTTAGTAAAGAAGCGTTCTGCTTTTGCTGAAGCATTGTCTGCCGCTTCTACATATTCATTGAATGCTCTTTTCCATCCTGATGACCAAGTTCTTTGTTGATCAAAATTTCTTTTTGTTTCTGTTCTAAGTTTACTAATACCTTTGAATGATTCATCATAAAAGCGTTTAACCACAGTAGGGTCAACTTCACTACGCATCATGTTTTGTGCTTTAGCCCATTCTGTAATCTGTGCTTCAGCACTTTCTCTTGCTGATATAGCTAGGTCATCATATTTCTTTTCTAATGAAGTCATAGTTAGACGACGTGTATCATCTTGTATCTGTCTAACTTTGGTTAATTTTTTGTTTTGTTCATCAACCACAAAGTTTGAAAAACGAATAGCTTGTATTTGTTTATAATGTTCTTTAGCTCCGCGTTCTATTTCAGGTATTTGTTTCTGATATTCTTTGGTTAATTCGTTTTCAGCTTGGGCTAGGTCTTTTAATTTTTGTATTTGTTCTGGACCTGCTTCTAAAGCACGAGCGTCACGACGAGCATTATTGATTCTACCAAGTTCACTAGCATATCTATCAGTGTGTGCATTTAGAGCCTGTTGAATTACCACTTGCTCTTCATTCATACCTAACATTTCTTTGTTACGTTTTAATGATTCCAGTGTGTCTTTATTGAAAGTTCTGTATGAATTTACTAGTTTATCAAGTGATACTTTATTTCTTGTTATAGCATCAGCGGCTTTGTCACTGCCTTTGCTCATTTCAATACCGTCTTTGAGACTGCCTAAAAAGTCACCATCACCTGTATTCTTGGTTGCCTCATTGATATTCTTGAGGCTCTCTTCCATGTCCTTGAGTTCTTTACTAGTTTCTGCTGTTGCTTCATTAGTTAAACCAAAGTATGTTGCTGTTGCTCCTGCTAAGAAAAGAAGTCCTTGTGCTAGTTTGTAGACTAAGTTCTTACCTAGTGCGGCATTCAATGCTACAGTAGCTAATACTGCTGTTCTAATAGCTTTGGCCATACCTATAAAGACAGTAACCATTGCGGCTATTCTAGCCACTGCGGCCTGTGCTACAAACACGCCAAATGCTATTGCTAATAGTTTGAAGTTCTCTGCTGTAAATTTAACTGCCTCGCCTAGACCACTACCAATTGTTCTTGCCATACTCTGTGATTCACCAACCACAGACCCCATTGACCTAGCAACCTCTGTCAATGCTGAGGTTAGTCCACCTTCACCAACTTCATTAAGTGCTAGAGCAAAATTATCTTGTAAGTTTGATAAAGCACCCGACAGTGTTTTACTCTGTCTTTCAATAGAACCTGCAAATTGAACTTTACCAACTTCATTTAAGAATTGAATTATAGAACGACCATCATTTTCAATAGTCTTGGCAGTGCCTCTAAAGTTAACAGTTAGTTTGTCACCTTCTGTTTTAACTTTGATACCCAACTGTTTAAGCATTTCAAATTCGCCAGTTGTGGCATTGAATACTGCTTGGGCAACATCATCAAAACGCTTGCCCATACCTGCGGCAATGTTACCAATGTTCTTCATAAAGCCTTCAGTTGGTTGTAGGCCAGCGTTCTTAAATGTTATGAATGCTTTGGTAACTTCGTCTAATTGGAATGTTGTTTGTTTGGTAAATTCTTTAATTAGATTAAAACTGTTAGCCGCTTTTCTAGCATCACCTTCAATGGTAACTAAAGTTTGTCTTAGGTCTTGGAATGTCCTAATAGTGTTTACTAGTTCTCTTGATACTAATGCTACAGCAAGAGCTTTGAAGGCAGTGCCTAACCCGCCTATGCGTGACTTAAGGCCCCTAAGGTTGTCTTGGGCCTGTTTGGTATCAACCTTGACTTTATAATTTAGATCAGCCATTATATTTTCCTAAAAATTTTATCCAACTCTGATTCGAGATATTTTACAGTTGGTTTAAGCATTCCGTCTGGTGCTTGCTTTGATCTACCTTTGTCCAATTGCTTGGCATAACGGTAGTCAGCGTTGATTGTATCGCCACCCACAAACCTAGTTTTATTACGGGCATTACCTGTTTTTTTAGGGGTAACACTTACCCATTTCTTATGTGCGTCTTTGGCAACCTTAGATAACTTGTGAGCCCTCTGTTTGGTGTCGGGTGTTATCTTGTCACTAATAAGTGTTACATTGGCTTTGATCATTTATTGTGTTTCATCCTGTTAACATTTTCTACCATCTGCATCATTTCAGCTTCACTTAGCTTGGGTGCAGGTGGTGGCATACCTTTACTTTTGGCATTTT